GACAGTGGAATAAGTTAACAACTGAAAGATGTAAACAATTCTGTAATGAATGGTGCTGCCCTTGTAATGATGGCTCAACCGGTTGCTATGCTAATGACTTCTATGAAATGCTTTGTGATAATTCTACCCTTGCCTATGTTCATAGGGGCGAAGAAGATCTGTTTGATAAATTACAGGAAGAGAGTTATAAACGAATGGTTGAGAGCTATGATGACCCTGAGATATATGAAAGATTTTGTGAGAAGTTTGTAAAAGAATTGGGAGAAAGAAATGAATAATGAAAAGATCACCTATGAGCAGGTAATGGAGTACTGCAAAGCACGTAATTATGCATTAGTTAATGAAGAGTTCTTACATATTGTTCTTGGTGATAAGCCTATGGAATTATTTGGGTTACCATTAGAAGTTGTAATGAGAGTTGTAGAGATATATAAGTATAAGGGAGTTGTACCAACTACTGAGTATACAGAAGGCTTTGAAGATGGGATGAATTATATGAAAGCCTATTATGAAAAGGTTATGGACGAACTAATAAAAAACATTACGAGGTAAGAAAATGAGATTAATAGATGCAGATATGTTGAAGGATGATGGTGCAAACTATGTATATGAACGTTCGTTAACACATGACATTGTTGAAACAGAATATAGATTTGTTGACAGGTTGCAGATAGATGCAGCACCTACAATAGAAGCTATTCCGATTGATTGGCTAAGAATGTGGTTTACAAAAAAGGCTTCTCTTATTGGAATAACATTAATGAGCGAAATTGAATCGGATTGGGAGAAAGAAAATGGCAAAGACAGTGAATGACTTGTTAAAAGAATTTGAAGAACTCTGCCGATATGTAAGAGAGATACATGGCGACGATACCGTATGCGGTTATTGCGAATATGATGCAGGGTTTATTGGTGAGGAACCTGTCGAATGTCCGGGATTTGAAAGCAACGAGTGCTTTGTGCTTAAAAAATCATTTCGTAAAGAGTATGAAATTAGGAAGAATTAGGAAGAATTAGGAGAAAGAAAATGAGGCTGATTGATGTAGATAAACTTGAAAATGATATTGTTGAAAATATAACTGTTAAAGCTGTATCGAGAATGTTAGCAATTATACAAGGACAGCCAACAGTAAAAGCTATCCCTATTGAGTGGCTTGATAAGTGGTTGGAAAAATGGGCACCGGATTTGCCGGTAATTGAACTGTTGGAAGATTGGGAGGAAGAAAATGAGTAAATCGGTTTTAACTATTGATACTCCGAGTAGTTGTGAAAATTGTCCACTGTGCGTACTATTTGATAAGTTCCGTTGTACTGCTGCAAATAGAAGATGGTGTGGAGATGAGGCAGGTTATTTCTCAATTAAGATTAAGCCTTCTTGGTGTCCACTGAGAAAAATAGAAGACGGGGAGAAAGAAAATGGAATATCCTAATTATGAATTTTATGTAGTTTGTCAAAAAATGAATAGACCTGTTGACGGAGATTACATTGAAAGATTTAATATTTTTCAGAATTGTCTTGTTTCAGAAGAAACTTTTAAAGCATGTAAAAAGCATTTAAGAAATAAAAAGAAGTTTACTTTTGAAGAACTTCAGGAAGAGATTAAAGGCATTATTCGTTGGCAGGAATGGTCACGCTATGAATATGAGTGTTCAGCTGGTCCAGCTTTTCCACGTAGTTTAGATGAATTAAAGAAAATTGACTGTTATTGGCAGGCAAATCCTAATATTAAATTGATTACAGAGATGTGTCTTAAAATAACAAAAGAGTTTTTAAGGAGAAGAAAAAATGAATCTGATTGACGGTGAAAAACTATGGGATGAGCTGATAGCCCAGGGTGTCATGAGCAAGGAAGATGCCATGAAAATTATCAGCAGACAGCAAACTATTGATGCCATACCAGTTGACTTTGCCAGAGATTTGTTGGAAGCCTGTGAAGATGAAGGCTACCGGCACTACAGAGCTGGCATCAGGCAGCTAATAAAAGAGTGGCATAAAGAAAACAGATGAGAGGATCATAACTATGGAAAAACCTTTTATTTCAGTACAAGAAGATAATTGGGCTGCTAACGAGGAACATGCGTTCAGCGACATTTATTGTGTGCGTTTCTTCAAAGATGATAAGAAGGTGAGTTACAGCCTTTGTGATTACAGAACGGAAGAACAGCTGCTAAACTGGCTGCGTGAGTTTCGTAAGAAGTATGGTGATTAGTTATGCCGTTATTTCGCTATACCAGAACTAAAGTGTATAAATGGACTAGGGCAGAAATCACCGAAGCTCTGTTCATGCTGCAAGAAGAAAATGATGAGTTAAAAACCAAGATCAAGTACCTTGAAAAGGTAATTGAGTATGAGAGGACACTTAAAAAGTGGAGGCCATATAATGATGAATAACTACCTACCCACAGACCTGGAAGGCATGGGTGTTACATTAAGATATGAACCAGAACCGACAGACAGAGAGATAGTAGCAACCTACAGTGGCTCTATCTGGGTTGATGAAAAGAAGAAAATACTTAATGAGAACACCTTTGCCAGGATGTTCTGTGAGATCAACAAATGTGTATTTTACAATGGTGTATTTTACACCAAAGACGGCAGAGAAACAGATGACAGTATGGAAAGAGCCATCTGGCGTTCTCTGGAAACTGCTGATATTGCCACTAATGTGGCTGCTAAAGTAAAGAAGCTGAAAGATGCTATCAGGTTGGCTGCCATACCCACTCATGAACATCCGTTTAGAATAGACCCTAACCTTATTCCTTTCCAAAACGGTGTATTCAACATTACAACAATGGAGTTCTACCAGGGTATGACAACCACCTACCCATACCGCCTGCCAGTGAGCCTTAACACAGGCTTTGGTGACATGCCGTACTTCAACAAGTGGCTTAATGACCTCTTTGAGCCAGATGACATACTGACAATACAAGAGTTCCTGGGCTACTGCCTAGTGCCAAATACCAAAGCCCAAAAGTCATTATTCTTGGTAGGCGATGGCGGTGCCGGTAAATCAGTATTAGGTGTGATCCTTGAAGGTATGCTAGGCGAAGCCATGCTATCTACATCTAATACTCAAGATTTCCTAAACGATAAGTTCAAGCTGCCAGAGTTAGAAAACAAGTTAGTTCTCTATGATGATGACCTGGACTCTAAAGCATTAGAGGGTACTGGCTTTTACAAGAAGCTCATAACTAACAATGTGAAACTTACTGTTGACCGTAAGTATGGCCAGCCGTTCAGCTTCACACCGCAAGTCAAGCTGGTATGCTGCTGTAACGAAATGCTGACCTCTACCTATGACCAGACAGATGGGTTCTACCGCAGACTACTGCCTATCAGAATTAAGCCTAAAGCGCCTGATTTTAAGCCAGACCTACTGTTTTATGACAAGATCAGAGCCGAAATACCTACTATCACCCAATGGGCATTACTAGGGCTATTCAAGCTCAAGGCTAATAATTGGGAGTTATCAGAGAGCAATCGTACAAAGGCATACTTGGGTGCTAGAAAAGACTTATCAAACTACTACCCACTGTTTATGGAGTCATGCTTTGATTTCAATTACCCAGAGGGCAAGGTGCTTATAAACGAGTTAGAGGAGTTGCATAATGCCTGGTGTAGAGATAATGCTTTCACTGCTACCAGCTTCACCAGACTAAAGAAGTGGCTATTGGATAACGCAGAAAAGTACAACATCACCTACAGCAGAGCCATTAAAAAAGGTGGCAAAACTACCACCGGCTACACCGGCTTTAAGATTAAAGACACCTGGCTACTCCCTGATGACTCCATCAGATTGCACTAATTCAGGGTTGCTCAAAGGTTGCTCAAGGTTGCTAATTGCCCATTTTGGCTGCCATTTCAGCAACCTCCAGCAACCCGAAAAACGAAAAATAGTTTACCGAGTGAACCAAAAGGTTGCTCTGGTTGCTCAAAAAAATCGTTCAGCAACCTTTCAGCAACCTCAAAAAACCCCCTTGTTAAGCCACTTTTTTGATAAAAGTTGCTGAAGTTGCTCATTTTTCCTAAAACCTTTATCGTGAGTAAAATTGATAAAAAAGGGGGAAAATAAAAATAAAGAGAAATAGAGAGGTTGTGTTTCAGCAACCTTACATAAAAAGGAGGTATTATATGCCTAGAGCTAAATCTTTACCCACTACCATTGATCCCTATAAAGTTGTCCCAAAGGAAGATAAACGCTATCAGCTGGACTTGCAGCCTGGCGATAATTCAAAGGCCATTGGCGTGATTATGCAGTTCAATAATTTGCCGGTAGTTGACCTTAAAAACCCAGAGCAGGTAAGGGATAGGATAACTCAATTCTTCAATATGTGCTTTGATAATGACTTCAAACCGACAGTTGCAAGTTATGCTGCGAGCCTTGGGTATGATAGAAAATCTCTGTGGGCTATTATGAATAAAGCAGAGATAGGTGGGTGGCAAAACCTACCGACTTTAACGATAGACTACATAAAAAGAGGCTACTCATCACTAGAACAACTTTGGGAATACTATATGCAAAATGGCAAGATCAACCCAGTATCAGGTATATTTCTTGCCAAGAATAACTTTGGTTATGTTGATAAGACAGAACACGTGATAGAGCCTAAAGCGACTCTGGATGAAAGCGACTTGGAAGCCAAGTACCTGGCGACTAGCGACTTTGGCGATAGCGACTTTGACTAGCTGCGACTTTGCGACTTTTCGCGACTTTGCGACTTTTCGCGACTTTCCGCGACTTTCGCGACTTTCCGCGACTTTCGCGACTTTCAAAAAACCCAGCGACTTTGCGACTTTGTGCGACTTTGGCGCTATACACCCACTATGCCTGGTCAACCAGGGGGTTGGAGTAGCTATCAAGCCGTAGGCTTGGAGTAACTCTCAACCTGCCTGATCTGGCGCTTTCAGATCATCACAACAAAAGCCGGCTGCTGCCGGTTTTTATAGTTCATAATAGCGGCCGCCTATAACCTGGAGGAGGTTTTCGCCGTTCTTTATTTGCTCATTTAATGCGGCTATGTGCTGCGCATAGTCTAGCAGCATTTCAGGGTATGCAATAGCATCATCAATGTTTTTCAAGAGTTCATCACTCCAGGCGTTTAACTCTTTGCGCAATTCTTCCAGGCGTTCCAGAAGCTGGCGGCGTGTTTCTTCTTTTGTCATCTTGTTTCTTTTCCTTCCTTTTAAGGGCTTGTAACCTTCAGGCGTTTCGCCTGGCTACATTACCGGCAGCCCCTGGCCGCCGTTACTCTGTATTTATTCAGTAATGCTATAATATGCCAGATAACGCCCCAGCTCATTATAATTACAATTATAATATGTAGCCTCATCACATAATTTATTAAAATATTCAGGCGTGCCGGCTTCGTCGCTCCAGCTGTTATATTTTCGTGAGATTTCAGCGCCCACGCTCCAGGGGCTGGCCGGTGATGCCTTGCAAGGGCAAATATAAACGGGTGCGCCGCTTATATATAATTTACGTGCGGCAGCCTTTGAAACGCGGTTATAAGTTTTTGATCCTCTAGTAATTGAATATTTTTTCATCTTTTCCCTCCTGGCTATTTTTAAGCCTCTACAGCGCTGTTTTTTCCGGCGCTTGTATGATCTTATAAGTAAATACTTATAGGATCATATAAAGGCCGGAAAGCCTTTATATTTGTTTAACCAGTGATGCGGCCGTCTTTTGTTATTTCAAAATAGTGTATAACGTTGTGGCTATCTGGTTTCAGGTTGTATACTCTGAATAAATCGTTACGCGGCAATTTTACAATTGCGCGAAAATCTGAATAAAAATAATTGTTTTCTCTAAAGCTGCCGCAGGTTTTTAGCTGTCTTTTGATCCTGGCGACGTCTGCCGGCGTCGTGCCGCTGCTTGTTTCTAGCTTTTCAATATCTGGCTTAATAATAATATTGAAATACTTTTCAAAACACTTGAGCCCCTGGGCTGTTTCTATTTTTTCGGCAATATCACGCGCGCGGCGTTCAATTGCCTCCTCTGTTTCTTCTCTGGTTTCCTGTTCTTTTAAGGTTTCCCACTCTGCCGGCTTATTGATGCGGCTAACTTCTTCCAGGCGGTCATATTTTACGCCGGTTATATCTTCAACGGCCTTTAACATTTCGTCATCTGTATAGTAATAGTTTTCTTTTAGATACATACGGCCATGAAAGCCGCTGCAATCTTCATATATATGGATATTTTTATCACTTTCCCAATCTGCCATATAATAGCGGCTGCCATCTATCCACATTTTATTGGCTTGTTTCAATTCTCTTACAGGATGCGCCAGCGGCTTGCCGGTTCTTTTGTTTTCTGTCCTGTACTCATAAGCATCAAAGCCGCTAAAATCTAAAATTAAGCGTTCAGAATTGCGGCTAATAACTGCCACTCTTTTCCTGCATCCATGTGCTTCATAATTTAATGTGTTTGTCATCTTTTGTTTTTCCTTTCCTGGCCTTTGGCCTAATGTATAAATAGTTTTATACTATAGATATTATATAAAATGTTTTATACATTGTAAATAGTTTTATATCAATTTTTTTATACATTTTTTATTGTTCATTATATTTGTATATTTTAGACAATGCCGCGGCCTGATCTGGCCGCCGCTGGCTGGATCAGTTAGCCGCCTTTTGTTTCTGGCGTTGGTGATGGCTGTTTTTCTGTTTCTGGTCAGGATCACCCCGGCGGGGGAAGCCAGGCACTCATTTTGGCGCGGGTAAGTCGCTTAAATACCCGAAAAAATCAAAAAGATATAAAAAATACTTTACAACATATAAAATCTTTGATACAATTAGTTTGCAAACAGGAGGAAAGATAGATGTTAGGAAAGGATATTATTAGCAAGATTATCAAGGACAAGGGAATAAATCAGAGTGCTATGGCAAGGGCATTGGAAATCACAAGGCAGAACCTGTTTATCACGCTGAACACAGAAACGACAAAGGACACCACAGTTACAAAGCTGGTGGCGATGGCAAATTATCTTGATTACGATGTGATGTTAGTACCCAAGAGCATTAGCGATAAGACAAAGGGGTACATAGTGACCAGAGGTGAAGAATAATGAGAACAGTGGGGTACTGTAGAGTTAGCACCAAAGGGCAGTTAGAGGGAACATCATTAACAGACCAGGCTGATAAGATCAGAGAGCTGTACCCAAGCGCTGAAATCATTAGCGAACAGTACAGTGGGGCGAAGGTAAGACCGCTGTTCAGCAAGGCAGTAGATGAATTAGAACCTGGTGATATGTTGGTGGTAACAAAGCTAGACAGATTTTGCAGAAGCACCAAAGAGGGTTTGGAGTACATTGACAGATTATTAGCCAAAGATGTTAAGATACACATACTGAACATGGGGCTGATAGAAAACACGCCAATGGGAAGGCTGATAGTCACACAGCTACTGGCATTTGCAGAGTTTGAAAGAGCCATGATAACTGAACGTATGCAGGGTGGCAGACAGTTTAAGAGGGAAACCGATCCTGAATACAAAGATGGGCGCAAGAAGGTTTCAGTAGATGTTGAAAAAGCCCAGGCATTATTAGGCAAGGGCTTATCAGTAAGCGCCATGTGCAAAGAGCTAGGTATCAGCAGAGGCACTTGGTATAGTAGAGTTTAGGAGGTAAGACAATGATAAGATTAGGTTGGTTTGATATTAAAACGGCTTCAATAGTGTTTATGTTTTATCTGATGTTTTGGCTCATTAAAATGTTATTCAAGATATATGTATGGCCGATTAAAATGCTGTTCAAATTAGGCAAAAAGGTATTACAAAAGATATGTTAGCATTTTGAAATCCAATATAATTGTATTTAAGAGAGAAAAGGCACTTATTAGTGGTAATTGTGATATTAAGCTAGGAGGTGCTTTTTACTTTGAAAAGGGTATTACAAGAGATTATCAGAAGAATTAAGGCAGGGGTAAGTGACCCATATATGTTAGGTGATGCTGTGAGTGCATTGGCAGCCTTATATGGCCAAGACCTGAAAAGTGGCAGAGAAATGGCTAAAGAGCTGTGGAAAGTGCTGAATAAGGTAGATGTTAGCAGTTATGCCGGAAAGTATGCAGTGGTTCAAGCTAGGAAGCAGATACTGTTATTAGAAGCACCATATAGCTTTGATGCCTATATGAGATATACCGAGTGGGATCGTGATCCCAAAAAATGCTTTTATACCGTTAGAAGAAGGGCATTAAAAGATGTAGTAGAAGGGCTGCAAGAGCTGGCTGATGATAAACTTGATCTGTTGTGTGTTTCCTTGCCACCAGGAAGTGGAAAGACAACACTATCACTGTTCTACCTTACCTGGTTAGCTGGCAGACAGCCAGATAAGAGCATTTTAGGGGTATCTCACAGTGCTTCTATTGTCCAGGGTATGTATGGTGAAGTCATTAGGATGCTTGAAAAAGATGGTGAGTACCTATTTAACGATGTTTTCCCTAATAGTCCGTTGGTAAATACCAATGCCAAGTTGCTGATGGTGGATTTGGAAAAGGAAAAAAGGTTCAGTTCCATAGAGTTCACCTCAATTGGGGCTGGTAATTCAGGTAAATACAGAGCCATGCAGTTGTTGTATTGTGATGACCTTGTGCCAAGCATGGAAGTAGCGCTGAATAGGGAAGCATTGGACAAGTTATATCAAACACAGTATCTGGGTGACCTCTTACAGAGAAAAACCACTAACTGTAAAGAGCTTCATGTGGCTACCAGGTGGAGTGTGGCTGATGTTATAGGGCGATTAGAACAGGCAAATGAGGGCAATCCAAGAGCAAAGTTCATCAGAATACCGGCATTAAACGAAAATGATGAGAGCAATTTTGATTACGGACAGGGTTTTGATGGATTTACCACCGAGTTTTACAAAAATCAGCGTGAAATGCTAGATGAAGCAAGCTGGTTAGCCTTATATCAGAACGAACCAATTGAGAGAGAGGGCTTATTGTTTGATAATCAGGAGTTAAGGCGGTATTTTGACCTACCAGAAGTAGAGCCAGATGCCATAATAGCCGTTTGTGACACTAAAGACAGAGGTGTTGACTACTGTGTTATGCCAATAGCCTACCAATACGGCACAGATTACTACATTGAGGACATGATCTGTGATAATGGTAAGCCTGAAATCATAGAAGAACGCCTGGTGAACATACTGTATAAACATAAAGTCAAGCTCTGTAGGTTTGAGAGCAATAGTGCCGGTGGCAAGGTGGCAGAAAAGGTGAGAGATAACCTGAAAGCCAAAGGTGGGATCACCAGTATTAGCACCAAGTTCACAACGGCAAACAAGGAAACCAAAATTGTGGTGAATAGCCCATTTGTAAAAGAGCATTTCCTGTTCAAAGATGACAGCGTGGCAAGTAAGGAATACAAAACAGCCATGAATATGTTATGCAGCTACACTATGGCTGGGCGTAATAAACACGATGATGTGCCTGATGCCTTGAGTATGTTGGTTGATTTTACACAGAGTTTTGGCTTAAACAAGGTAGAAATTGTAAAAAGAATATTTTAATCTACTTGTATTATTGCTTTTTACGATATATTATAATAGTGGTTAGAGTAACTCTAATCTTTTCTCCCATATTTGTTGATTTATAGGTGTGCCTAGTGGCAATTAAGCAATTAGTTGTCATTAGGCATATTTTTTTGGAGGTAAGGCATGAGTGAGATTGTAATTGAACAAAACGAAAAGGTTATAGCACCGCCATTATTAGGCAGGTTGAATATATATTCCAACACACCTCTTGATGAGCAAAACATTATTGCTGAATTAAGCAAAGTGATGGCTAACCATATTGTCAATGTAACCGCCATTGAATACCTCTATTGGTACAGAAGGGGTTTACAGCCAATATTAGGCAAAATCAAAGATGTAAGGCCAGAGATCAACCACATAGTTGTTGAAAACCACGCAGATGAAATTGTAGGGTTCAAAAACGGCTATTTCCTTACACAGCCAGCCTTCTATATCAGCAGAAACAAAGATGAGGGCATCACAGACAAAGTAAAGCAGCTTAATGAGTATTTGTACCTATCTGGTAAAAACGAGGTTGATAACAAGGTTGTTGATTGGTTTCACACAGCCGGCACTGGCATCTTGTATGTAACACCGACAGATAGCGATGAAATCCCTGTTAAGGTATATGCTCTTGATCCTAGAAGCGCATTTGTAGTGTATGACCTCACTCCAGCTCATGAACCGCTATATGCCGTAAACATTGTTTTGGCAAATGACAAAGAGTGTATCTTTGATGTTTACACCAAAACAAAGAAATACACCGTAAAAGGTGGGTATCTTGGCAAGATGATAAGCAACGGCGAGCCATTTGAAGCCACACCAGTGAGCCTTGAGAGAGTAGAACCCAACCCATTAGGTTTCATACCAATGGTTGAGTATCACTACAATTCCGTAAATATGGGTGCATTTGAAAGTGTTATTCCACTGTTAGATGCTATCAACGAAACAATGAGCGACAGAATTGATGGCATAGATCAGTTCATACAGAGCCTGGCAATTGCAATTAACTGTGATTTTGAGGAAGGCGTAACCGCCAACACCATCAGACAGGCAGGTATGATAACCATTAAGTCCGTTGGTGATAACAAGGCTGATTTCAAGATACTGTCAGAACAGCTTGACCAGGGGCAAACCCAGGTGCTGGTTGACTATCTGTATCAGCAGGTTCTCACTATTTGCGGTATGCCTAGCACAACAAAGGGAGGTACAAGCACATCGGATACTGGTGCAGCTGTGTTGTATCGTGATGGTTGGTATCAGGCAGACACCTTTGCCAGGAACACCGAGGATTTATTTAAAGAGGCTAATAGAAGATTTGATGAAATCTTCATCAGCATACTTAACCGCAAGAAGGGTTTAGGAATAAAGTTAAGCGATTTTGAATTACAGTTTGTAAGAAACGAAACAGCTAACCTTCTGGTTAAGACACAGGGTGCATTGAACCTCAAGGAATTAGGTTTAAGCCCAGAAATCACATTAGCCAAGAGTGGCGTAAGTAATGATCCAGTAGCAGATGTTGCCAATAGTAGGCCTTATATAGAAAACGCCTGGAACATTAAGCCACAGGAGGTTGATGAGAATATCAATGAAGTCAGTGAGAGAACACTATAAAACCCAAGAAGCAGTGAGAGAACACTATAAAACCCAGGAGTACAGACAGTGAAAGTAAAAGTTGATGTAAAGGGCATACCCAATTTTGACAAATTAAGCCCAGAAGAAAAGATTAAGGCATTAACAGAGTATGAGGTAGAAGTACCTGATACAGATATGAGTGGGTATGTAACCAAAGAGGTATTTGACAAAAAGGCAAGTGAAGCAGCTTCCTTATCAAAGCAATTGAAATCAAAAATGACTGAGAGTGAAATAGCCGAAGCCGAGAGCAGACAGGCTCTTGATGACATGAAAGCAGAGCTGGAAAATCTTAAAAAAGAAAAAATGATCTCTGGCTATAAAGCTGAATACCTGGGGCTTGGTTATGATGATGAAAGCGCACAGATAAGTGCGGCAGCATTAGCCGAAGGCAATACCGCAAAGGTATTTGAATTACAGAAGGCTTTTATAGAAGATCAAAAGAAAAAGGCTAGTGCAAACGCCCTTAATCAGCAGCCAGGCTTAACAACAGGAAAGCCGGCAACAGGGGCAGATGCTACTAAAGCACAGGAAGCCCAGATCAGACAATGGTTTGGCGTTAAATAAAGACAAAGAGAGGAAATAGTAAAAATGGCAAACACAATTCAGTTAGTTACAAAGTTTGTACCTATCATGGATGAAGTCTATAAGAGAGAATCCGTTACATCCATTTTAGATACAGCCAATTCAAATATTCAGTGGATCGGCGCAAATGCAGTTAAAGTATTCAAGTTCGCTGCTGATGGTTTAGGAACATACAGCAGAGCAAATGGTTTCGTAACTGGCGATTTATCCGCTACATGGGAAACATTAACTCTGTCACAGGATAGAGGCCGTTCCTTCCATCTTGATGTAATGGATAATGAAGAAACATTAGGCATGACATTAGCAGGTTTAACATCAGAGTTCATTAGAGTAGAAGTTGCACCAGAAATTGATGCTTACAGATTTGCTAAATATGCTTCAGCAAGCAATATTCTGGCAGCCACCCCTGCTGATTTAGCCAACGTTAGCGATATTGTTGCCGCTATTGATGCAGCCGATACAGCTATGAGTGATGCAGAAGTACCACATGAGGGCAGAGTTCTGTTCGTAAGTGAAGCCGGTTATGCTGCACTCAAGGGAAAGATCACACGTTTCATTGAAAACGCAGAAGGCAATATCAATCGTGAGGTTGAAGTATTTGATGACATGAGAGTTATCAGAGTACCAAAGAACAGATTTAACACTGCAATCACTCTGTATGATGGTTCAACATCAGGACAGACAGCCGGTGGTTATATTGTTCCAGCTTCAACATCATACCCAATTAACTTCATGATTGTTCATCCATCAGCAGTAGTCCAGATCGTTAAGCACGTTGTACCGAGATTATTCTCACCACAGCAGAACCTGGATGCAGATGCTTGGAAATATGATTATCGTATTTACCACGATTGCTTTGTATTAGATAACAAGGTAAAGGGTATCTACTTACACAGAGCTGCTACAGCTAATAGCTAAAAATGGCAGAGATTAAAACAAAAGAGGGTATCTTTATAGGCTTAATAACCGAGGAAAACCGCAAGTTATTATTCCCAGAAGAACCCACAGAAAAGCCAGCCAAGAAAAAGGCTGGTAGGAAGCCTAAAAACTAAAGAAATGAGAGGTATTCAGTATGGCACAGTTAGATAACTTAAAATTGAGATTAGGTAATGAGTCACCAGAATTAAGTGATGACCTGCTTACTGAATACCTTTCAGAAGCAGAAGCCGAAATACTCAATAGGTTATATCCGTTTGGCGATGGAACAGAAACACTGCCACCAAAATACAACATGCTGCAAGTTGAAATAGCCGAGTTTCTAGCACTTAAAAGAGGTGCTGAATATGAAACAATCCATGATGAGAACGGTGTGAACCGTCACTATGGTGGTAATCATATTCCAGATAGCTTATTAAGGCAGATTACTCCATTTGTTAAGGTGGTGGGCTAAATGAGGTGTTTAGATAGGAACAAAAAGAGTTTCTATTATGCCACATACCAGGGCATGAGTAAGCTGACAGATGACAACGGCAATTTTACAGGGGAGTATGGCATAACCTACAGTGAGCCTATCCAAGTTTGGGGGAACATTAGCCCAGCCAGCGGTTCAGTTTACTCTAACCCATTTGGGCTGACAGAGGGCTATGACAAGATAATTGTTATGGCTGATCCTAATTTCCCAATTGCTGAAACAAGCGTGTTGTGGCTTGAAAAGGATATAACAGAGGCATTTGACTACACAGTAGTTAGAATTGCTAGAAGCCTAAATTCAGTTAGCATAGCCATTAAAAAGGTAGATGTAAAAAATGCCTAAAAGAATATCATTTGATGTTTGTAGCACAAGCGATATTCAAAGGGCATTAACTGAATTAAAGGCATATCAAGATTGGGTAGATAAAAAGACAAGACAAATAGCAGAGCAATTATCACTTATAGGAATACAAGAGGCCAGCATTAGATTTGCTACAGCACAATATGATGGCACAAATAATGTTCATGTAAGAACCGAGGAAAGCTCTAATGGTGACACTTATATCTACACGATAATAGCAGAAGGCGAAGCGGTGTGTTTCATTGAGTTTGGCGCTGGTGTGTACTACAATTCAGCGAATTACCCATTGGAAAAGCCAGAGGGTGTTGTAGGAATTGGCGAGTACGGAAATCACAAAGGGCAGCAAGAGTATTGGGGTTATTATGGCAATCCTGGCAGTAATGGCAGAGTAATAAACCGTAAGAACGGAAGCCAAGTTGTAATAACTCATGGCAACCCAGCAGCTATGCCAATGTATTACAGCAGTAGCGAAATGAAACAGAAAATATTATCAATAGCGAAAGAGGTGTTTGGTTCATGATTACACTAGAAAACCAGGTAGTAAATGCAATAGATGATGCGCTTGAAAATGAATATCCAAGTGCATTTGTTACCGCCGGATATATCAAATCAGCTTCACATTTTCCCTGCATACAAGTAGTTGAGATTGATAACCGAGTGTTTGAAAGAGCCACCTCGTTAAGCGAAATTGAGGTAATGGCAACGATAGTAATTGAAATCAATTTTTTCAGCAATAAAACCGCTGCTAAAAAAGAGGAGTGTAGGCAATTAGCCACTATTACTGATGAAGTAATGGAAGGGTTAGGCTTCATGAGAACAATGTTGAGCCAGACGCCTAATTACGAAGATGCGACAGTATATCGTATGACCGGCAGATGGCAGAAAATACAGGCGAGAGCCAATTAGGAGGAAATATGGCAAACGAAAGCACAACATATCAGAGCTACTTAATGAAAGGCACTGGTTCAGGCAGTTCTGTTACATACAGCAAGTTAGTGGACATTAAAGATTATCCGGACCTTGGTGGCGCACCAGAGAGAGTAGAAATCACCACATTAAGTGATGGCATGAGAAGATACCTCAAAGGTATTCAGGACACCGAGGACATTACATTTACTGCTAACTATGTTTTAGCTGATTACAATACAATCAAGGCTTTAACAGGACAGCAGAAGTTCGCAGTTTTCTTTGATGACGGAACAGCTACAACGCCTACTGGTTCATTAGGCAAGTTTGCGTTTGAGGGCGAAATTGATGTGTATGTAACTGGTGGTGGTGTAAACGATCCAAGAGAAATGCAGATCACAATTACACCTACTACTGAAATTGAAGTCGTCAGCTAGTAAAACGCAAAATAAGGAAAGTGAGTAAATATGGCAAACAAGATTAAGTTTAACTATCAGGACAAGGCATATACCCTGGAATATACCAGAGCATCAGCGGTGGCTATTGAAAAACAGGGTTTCTCTATTGAGGGGTTAAAGACAATGCCTAATATGATGATCCCTTTATTGGTCAATGGGGCTTTCCTTGTTCACCACAGAAGGGAAAACGAAGCTACTATCAATGCTATTTACAAGAACATCACAAACAAAGAGGAGTTCATCAGTAAGTTAGTTGAAATGTATGCCGAAACAACATCATCACTGTTAGAAGAACCTGATAGCAATAACGAGGGAAACATAAGCTGGGAGAATTGTTAGAGAGGACTGCTAATAGTTCTCCCACTATTTCATTAGAGGAACAGTTCAATACTGTATTTCCTTACTACTTATCTATTGGCATGACACCTGAACAGTTTTGGGATGGTGATGTTGACCTAGTAAAGTTCTACCGCAAGGCTTATGAGTACAAGAAACAAGAGTGGAACGTTCAGGCATATCTCAATGGTTTATACACCTATGAGGCAATATTGAGAGCTGCCCCTGTATTACACGCATTTGCCAAGCGAGGTACAAAGCCACTGCCGTACAGAGATAAGCCTATTGAATTAGCCACTACTAAAGAACAGGCTGATATGATTCAGGCGAGAAAAGGCAAAGAGCTACAAGATAAATTGCTTGAGCAGATGGCTAAAGTCAATGCCACGATAAGGAAGAAAAAGAAGAAACAAGAAGAAGGAGGCTAACTATGGCTGGTGGAAACATAGACAACCTATATATACAAATCAGTGCATCAGCAAAAGGCGCTTCCAATGCGTTAGATAAAGTGGCGGCCTCTTTAGAAAAAATAGCTGGTTTATCATCTAACTCTGGGTTAAAAGGGTTAGTAGATCAGTTGGATGCAGCCACGAAAAGCGCAAAAGGTTTATCTGGCGAATTAAATAAAATTGATGGCGTAAACGCTAAAATCACTACAGCTACCGGCAATACCAATAAATTAAATGGGGCTATGGGAAGTTTGTGGAAAACACTAAAAAAAGTGGCTTCCATATCAGCTGCAATAGCCTTATTCAAAAAGGGATATGGCCTATCAACAGATTTCTTTGAAACGGCTAACTACTTTAGAGTAGTAATGGGCGAATATACAGAAGATGCGTACAAGTATGCACAGACAGTTGGTGATGCGCTAGGCCTTGATGAAAGCCAGTGGATGCAGAACCAGGCTACATTTATGAGCTTGGCTACTACATTTGGTAATACGGCTGATAGTGCTTATCTTATGAGTAAGAACCTAACGCAGTTAGTGTATGACTTGTCATCATTGAAGAACGTTGATGCCACAACAGCCATGCAGAAGTTAAGATCAGCATTTGCCGGTGAAATTGAGCCGTTGCGAGATTGGGGTGTTGACTTGTCAAAAGCCAACCTACAGTTGGTAGCACTTGAGCATAACATTACAAAGCCATTTGACAAGATGACTCAGGCTGAAAAATCACAGTTACGTTATGTAACTATTATGAACCAGCTTGAGTACGCTATGGGCGATTTAACCAACACTTTGAGCAGCCCTGGTAACCAGTTAAGGTTATTGGAAATGGCTATTCAAAAGGCTGCAAGAGCCTTTGGCAATATCTTTATTCCAATTCTTAACAGAGTAATTCCAGTAGTAATTGCTTTGGCAAACGTTATCAGGTATCTCTTTGAACAGATTGCAGCGTTCTTTGGATTTGAGTACCCAGAAATGACTAATTGGGATAAGTATAGTGATAGCGTAGGTGGAGTTGCTGATAACCTTGATGATGCAGCAGGATCGGCAAAGAAGTTGAAAAGGCAGTTAGCCGGTTTTGATGAAATCAACAACCTCACTACTAATTCAGGGGGCAGTGGTTCATCAGATAGTGGCTACTTTGGTGGGCTTGACCTTCCAACCTATGAGTCATTAGGCAAATCGTTCTTGGGTGAAGCACTAGATCAAAAGATACAGAACCTTACCGAAAAACTGAAACCACTTGTTGATTTGCTCAAAGGGTTAGCACCAATAATCATTGGCGTAGTTACGGCATTTGCAACGTTTAAGACAATTTACGGTGTTATAACCTTTGTAAATAACCTAACATCTGGAATAAAGATATTATGGGCTGTTATGATAGCCAATCCAATAGCAGCAATAATATCATTGATTGCCGGTTTAGTGGCTTGGTTTATAACAGCATATAACACCAACGAAGATTTTAGAAATAGCGTAGATGAGTTTTTCACTGCTTTTAAGAACAGTATTTCAACAGCTTGGGAAAACATTAAAACGTTCTGGAATAACCTTGTAAATGGGGCAAAAACAACCTGGGAAGGCATCAAGAGTTTCTTTGCAAATATGCCTACATGGTTTGCTAATAAGTGGCAGACAATGAAGGAAAAAGTGGCAGAAAAATGGGCTGCTTTTAAGCAAGGCGCAGCCGATGCCTGGGCAGCTGTTAAGGACAAGTTCAAATCTATTCCTGATTGGTTCAAAGAAAAGTTTGCTACTGCTTGGGAAAGAGTTAAACAAGTATTCTCAACAGGCGGTGAAATATTCAAGAGTATCAAGGATGGCATTGGAAACGCATTTAAGACAGTATTAGAAAAATTGAGAGTGGGTTTCAATGATGCAATTAGAAAACCATTTGATTTCGTAAATACCGTTCTTAATAAGATTAAAGATATTAGTTTTCTGGGTATCACTCCATTTGCAAATCTGTGGAGGTATAACCCTATTACAGTACCGCAAATACCTGCTATGGCTTTAGGCGGTGTTGTAAATCAGCCTACCACCGCACTTATCGGTGAAAATGGTGCAGAGGCTGTAGTTCCATTAGAGAATAATACGCAGTGGATCGCAAAGGTGGCTAACGAAATAAACAACAATAGTGATGACTCACAGATAGTAATTATGCTAGGCAGAGTTATTGATGCAATTAACAACAAAGATTTTGAAGTAACCATTGGTGATAACGATATTTACAACGCAAATAAGCGTGAAACCAATAGGCAGCAGAGATTATTAGGGAGGGCATATTAACTATGGCAATTTGGCAAGTATATGAAAATAACGCTTGGGTTGATATGCCTGATCCCAGCGGTTTACAAATCAATACAGAAGATTTAGACGTTGACAGCTACAGAAGTGTTGTCAATGGCAATCTCATTAGAAACAAATTAGGCACATGGCTGACAGTAGGGTTTGAGTTCAATTTCCACTATGCAAGTGAAGTTGAAACACTCTTATCTCATGTAATAGACAAATGGCCGTTGAGAATTAAGGTTGATAGTCCAGCGTTAGCTACAGCCGGCAAAAGCGATCTCATAGGCTATGTAGGAAAAGCACAAATGGAAAGAGTATATACTCAAACTGGCTTTGGTTATACCGTTTCCTTTAATTTCATTGAGGGGCAGAAACAATGATAAGTATAGAGATAGAAACCGCAAATCATACAATAGAGCTTGATACAAGTTATATTACAAAGTTTACCCAGGAGGCTACTCTGTTTTCTGGTGAAACCTTTTATATCGGCTCTACAGTTTGTAGGGCATTTACTTTATCGGTTGATCGTAGAGCAATAGATGATCCTGAAATGGAGTCAGCGGTAATATATGATAACAACCAGCCTTATGCTGATTTAGTGGTAGATAGCATTGATGATAGCGACATAAAAGTATATACCCTCCACTTAACTGACCGTATGGTGAGGCTTAACGAACAAAGCAGTGCTTGGTTCACAAGTGGGAATACCATACAGCAGTTATTAAACGATATTGTTACGGAATATAACCTAATAGGCGTAGATACTATCCCAGATTATGGCTCAATGGCTATTACTTGGTATAACAATTGGACTGCCAGAGAGTTTGTATCGTGGGTAGCCGAGCTGCTGGGTGGCTATGCTTATATTAGTAGCGATGGATACTTAAAGTTTGCAAATTACAGTAATACCCCAGCATACACAGTAAACGTTGCTAATTGTGACAGTTTCAAGCTAGGGGATCAGATTACGATAGATAGAGTGGTATATGACACACCTAGCAAAACCGTTATATATCCAGAGAATTATAGCGGTACTGGCTGCACATTATACCTAAATACAAATAACGAATTGTTCACAGACAGTGGCAATATCACCATTGAGAGCCAGGTTGAATACATTTATAACAAAATCAATGGGTTTAGTTTCTACAACGTTAAGGTTGGGAAATGCCCCATAAATGATTATGGTAAAGCCGGTGATTGCATAGGGTTTGTATTAGATGGCAATACATATAATTCAATAGTGCAAGTGAATTGGAATTATAACACTATGTGGCTTGGTGGCTATGAGTTGCATTTAAGCAGCCCAGTTCAGGCCGAAACGCAGATACAGAGTCCTATTGTCAAGATGGGTTATACGATAAGCCAGAAGATAGATAGAGAAGTTGGCGAGGTAAGAACCGAAATCACAGGGGTTCAAGACTCATTAGAAGGGGAAATCAATAACGTTTCTTCTTCACTGACACAGACGGCATCAGCGTTAAGCTCTGAAATATCAAACGTCAGAACAGGCGTAAATGACAATAGCGAAGCAATTGAAGAAGTAAGAAGCTCCATTACGCAAACGGCTAATGATTTAACGCTACAGTTTGAGAGTTCGGTTGGCGCGGTTCAAGAGAACGTCGATGGGTTGCAAACTCAAGTCAACAACAATTCCAACGAGATAAATACATTAAAAACATCTGTAATTGTTGATAGTTCAGGTGTAACAGTTAAGAAAAGCAATAGCACAGTTAGGGGTGTTTTCGGTAACACAGAGCTTGACTTCATAGATAATTCTTCGGGTAGTGATGTTACACAGGCTTGGATAGGTAAAGACGGTTTGGGTGGCCGAGAAATAAACATTGGTGATCCAAACACCGCTTCAAGGCAGTGGCGTATCATTACAAGTTCTGATGGTTCTCATTTGAGATTTACAAGACATAGTTAGGAGGGTATATGGCAGCTGTAACAAAGTTAACTAAAAGTTGGAATGTAGGTGCTTCTTTTAATGGCGGATCGAGCAATTATACCTTCCGTATAGAAGTTATACAGGAAAACCAAGACACCGCCAATAACACTTCAACAGTAACTGTTAAAAAGTATGTTAAAGGCAATAGTGGAAATAGCTGGTATGGTACTGCTTGTACTGATGCGTTTAGTGGTGATATAAATGACTCTATTTCATATAACCCTGCAAGGCAAGGCTCTGATCCTAACTATTACGGCCCGATGAGAAATACAGAGGTGCTTTATCATACTAAAGAGTCTTATGTAGTTCAGCATAACTCTGATGGGTCAAGAACACTGTCAATTTCCACCACATTTACCAATGGTGGCAACAGTTATGCGCCAAAGACAAACTCAAAGAGCTTTGAAGTACCATTGGACACAATCCCTAGAGCTTCAACATTAACGCTAAATAAGAGTTCAGTAAATGTAAACACATCTAGTGGTAATGCTATCTCATATACAATCACACCAGCATCTAGTTCTTTTACCCATACTCTTATCTGGAGTTTAGGCGGTAGCAACACCACAATAAGCAACGCAATGAGTGGAAGTTTGACATACACACAGTTGCTGAATAAATTAACTACCTCATTAACAGGCCAATTATCGTTCACGCTTCAAACATATAGTGGAAGCACATTGATAGGCACAACAAGTGCAACGGCAAGCGTAACAATTGATAAGACAGTATTTAAGCCTTCAATTACGTTAGGCAATATTGCTGTAAACAGTAGCCCTATAAGTGGGTATCTGGTGGCTGGGTATTCAAGTGCAAAGTTTACCAGCACAGCTACAAAGCCAACGGGTGCAAGTAGTGTTACTACAACATTCAGTGCTACAAATGGCACATTAACTACTACAAGCACTACAAGTACAAGTGCGGTAACAGTAACCACAAATACCTTGCCTGGTTCAAGTACAAATTACACATTAAGTGTTAATGCGACAGCCAAGGATAGCAGAGGTGTTACGGCAAGTGGAAGTAAGACAGCCACAGTTTATGCCTATGTAAAACCTACAGTAAGCCTAACAGCCTACAGAGTAGCAAGCAGCACTAGCACTACCAGAGATGATAGTGGTTTATACGTCTATGTTACATTCAGTGGCACTTTAGGGGCTTCTGTAAATAACCAAAATAGCATACAAAGCACAACATGTACTTATACAGGATCAATTAGTGGAACAGCCACCAATGGGGCGCATTACTCATTAGCAGACAATCAAAGCGTAACGTTTACGGCAACGGTTGCAGATAAAGTAACATCTTCCACATTGTCAGTGACAGTATCGGCAGCTGTTTATCCATTAGATTTAGTTGATGACGGAAAAGGACATGTAGGCGTAGGATTAGGCGGTATTGCTGAAGCCGGTTTTAATACTAATTATCTATTGCAAAAAGGATATTCAGCACAATTCTATCAATGTACAATCGGAACAGGAACATCGACAACTACTTATATTAAACTGTGCCATATATCTATTAAAAGCCACATGCAAGGAAGATTTATTGCTTTCCGTATATTTGTAGGGCAAGGAAACAACGGAAATTCCAACCAAAATGCATATATTGACTTGCTATTACAAAGTGGCTGGACTGGTTCATTAGATGGCAGATTGGGCGGATATTGGATATTAGAACCAATGGGCACATCGTTTACAGAAAGTTCGTTTAATATTGTTGTAATAGCGACAAGTGGAAACCTAGAATACGATGTATGGATAAATCCAAAGAACACTTATTGTATGCCATCTTATGTTTATGCCTGTGATTCACCCAATGTAATAATTACGCATATTGGCAATGTTACACAAACCAGTGCACCAAGTGGTACGGCTTGCAATATTGATGGCAAAGTTGCTGGTAGCACAGCGGTTAATGCAATAAACGCAAGAAATCTAAATGGAGTAATAAATACGAACCCTGGCTCAACAACGTATTATTTCCCAATATTCAGCGTTGGAAAGACAGATGGTGTGGAGTATTCACCGAGAGGAAGCGACACGTTACAGTTTGGCATCGGAAACACTTGGGCAGAGTTGATGTTAGGAGCATCTGGGGGGAAACAAGGTTGGATTTTGCTATATGGCAATGCTACACAATATCACGTTGAACTTACAACACCAGACACTTTGACGGCTAATAGAAGAATATACTTCCCTAATATGGGTGGCGAGATGCTAGTACGTGGCAATAACTATGACACACTATGGACAGGTACACTGACAGGAACAAACAGCACAACAATTACAAATGGATGGAGTGGCGGTTGGAGTTATTACTGTATCGTTGGAAAACCTGGAAGCGATGGTGCTTTCTCGACAATTATGGTGCCTAAAGGTGCTATCACAACAAGCGATACTTTATGGCAGTTAGGAAGCGGAAGCACATACGCAAGTTTTAGGCTGAAATACAGTGGCAACAATTTAATTGTGACTAAAGTTCAAAGCGGAAGTATAACAGGCGTATATGGGATGAGGTAATAATATGATAGTTACATTAGATGAAAAAGGATATGTAGAAAGCTATGCCTTGATTGGTGGCCTAGAAGGTGGAATTGAGGTAGAAACACCTGGCAATTTAAGGTATTTTATCGAAATACCAAACGCCTATAAGGTGGCAGATGGCAAGGTGGTAAGAGATACCGCAAGAGTTAAGGAGCTGCAAAACGAAGCCTATCTTGAGTCCTTGCGCCAACAGAGAGAGAGCGAGTGCTTCTCTGTAATCAACCGAGGCCAGTTATGGTATAACGGCCTATCTACAGAGCAATATGCGGAATTAAATGATTGGTATCAAGCCTGGCTGATAGTAACAGATACACTAACAGTTCCAGACAAGCCGTCATGGCTATAGGAGGTAATTATGGCAAGAGAGAAAAAAATATTTGTACCAATTACTAAATGCCCTGAAAAAGGTGATAAGTGGTACACCAGAAAAAAAGATGGTGGAATATCATTAGCGCAGTGGTTAGGTAAGCCACAGGCTTGGAAAGGTTCTACATTAAATAACTGCGTAGGTTTTGCCTGGGGTGAATTTGCTTGGAGAGAAAACAACCCCGATTGCAGAGTAGGTTGCCATAAGGGTAATGATTTTCCTGGCAACGCTAAAGATTGGTTAACGTTCAGTAAAGAACAAGGCTATGAAACTGGCATGACACCAAAGCTGGGTGCAGTTGCCGTATGGGATCAAAAAGGTGGTTTAGGTCATGTAGCCATGTGTGAAAAAACCTATCCTACATCAGAGTGGGATAGCGGTGAGAGTGGCTACAACACCAGGCCGTCTTGGTTCTCAAGACACTACAATGCCAAGTCATACAGAAAAGGCTATAACTTCATTGGGTTTGTCTATCCAAAGTATGAGTATGTAGAAAAACTTGATCCAGAGCCGAAGCCACAGCCAAAGTTCAAGATTGGTGATGAAGTTATCATCAGCGGTGCGTTATACAGAACGGCTAACGCAGCCAAGGCTAGTGGCCATGTTAAAGATAAGAAAACCAAGATTGCATTGTATGCAGAGGGAACAATGCATCCGTATAACACTACAGGCTATCTTGGTTGGATGAACGAAGAAGATATTAAACTGGTCACACCAGCACCAAAGCCAGAGCCTACAGAGCTTGCCAAGGGCGATTATGTAATGATTACAAGCAATGGCAATAGCAGACCTGATGGCACAGGAAACGTATGCGGTGGAGTTGGTTGGAAGCGATATATTATGAGCATTAAAGCCGGTATGGCATACCCATATCAGGTGGGCGCAAATGGAAGAACCACAGGATATTATAAGGCATCAGCCTTAAAGAAAATATAGGTAGGATCACAATACTTTTTCAGCACTTATGCTGATTTTACGCCATTGATTATGTTGAGTTTGAGGAACACCCCAGGTTAGAAAACAAGACAAATCAATGGGCATAAAATGAGCGCTGATGAGTTTGTGTCTTATACATTACACAGTTATGTATGCAAAACAATGATTTCACGCTAACCCAGGAGCAAAGAGATCGTGCATACGCAGAGTACAAAGGGGAGAAATATGCTTCCAGACAAACGAATTATCAAAAGACAATTACCCCTCCCTCACACTAAAACATTATGGGGTTGGAAAGAACACCCCACTATCACAATATACCCCATAGGCGATTTGCATTTAGGCTCAATAGAAGCTAATGAAAAAGCCTGGTCAGAGTTCGTTGAGTATATCAAGAACGAGCCTGATGCTTATATAGTGATAGTTGGCGATATGCTAGACAATGCTACCAAAAACAGCGTTGCATCCCCCTTTGAGCAGAGATATAGGCCATTGGAAGCCAAGAACATACTGGCTGATTATCTTAAACCAATAGCCGATAAAATCTTGTGTGGTGTGAGAGGAAATCACGAAAACAGGAGTGTTAAAGATGTTGATGTTGACTCCTTGTATGACGTGTTCTGTAGGCTGAACATTGAGGACAGATACAGAGCCGGCACAGCTTTTCTGTCATTAAACATAGGCGAAAGAGCAGCCGGTAAACGAGGAACAAGGCCAATACAAAACTATAACATTGTGGTTACACATGGCACTGGTGGTGGCAAACAAACAGGATCAGGAATAAACAATCAGCATAGGTTTGGCAATTCTATAGATGGCTGTGATGTTCTGGTAACAGGACATACTCATAACCCATCTATTACTAAACCAGCTAAAACGGTATTTGACAGCAGATTTAACGAAATCAGAATAGAGCCGTTTGTATGTGTTCAGTGTGCTTCCTGGCTAGAATACTGTGGCTACCCACTACAGAAAATGCTGACACCACAAACACCCTGGAGTAATGATGTTCCACAGAAAATAGAGATCAGTGGAACAAGAGAATTAAAACTAATTAGGGCTACAATGTAGCCTAGAGAGGACAACAACATGAAATTATTTAAGTGGTCAGATAAGTTTTACGATTTTGTTAAGATACTTGCAATCCGTATTATCCCAGCAGCTGAAACATTTTGGGGGATTTTAGCTACTGTTTGGGAATTACCATACGGCACACAGATAGGGGCTTCAATTGGTGGTTTTGGTTTATTCCTGGCGTTATGTTTAGGCTTGAGTAATGCTGAATATCAGAAAACAAAGAGAGAGCTTTTAGAAGAAGGCGAATAAATATGCCTACAGAGTTCACCACACTGGTATCAATAGCATCTGGAGTTATGGCAATTGTGGCTCTGGTCAAGTTGATTAGCACACCGTTAGATAAAATCAAACAACATGATGAAGATATAAAGAAATTAAAGGAACAGAACATTAAGCAAGGTGAGTTTGAAAAAGTCATACTCAACAGCTTACAGGCTATTACTAACCACATGATAGACGGAAACGGAATTGACAAGCTGAAAGCCAGCAGAGATGAGTTATCACGTTCTATCAACGATATAGCCATGAAATGATTATTACGGTAGTTCTTTACTCCTTTCGGCTATCGTATAAAAAGGCACTGTATTAACCCCTACAGTGCTTTTGTTTTGGGTACGAATTAGGTACGAAAAAATTAAAAAATCATATTTAGATAGTGTAAAACAGAGTAACATAATAATTGATATATAATATAGGAACATAAAGCGTTGTAAAGCAAAATAAACGTAAACCCTAACCCTATCGGAGCACCATTGTGTTGAAAACCCCCTAAAACAGGGGGTTTTTTGATGATTTAAGCATTTTAGGTACGAATTAGGTACGAATAATTTTCTCTATATCATTGGCTATCTGTGATAAGTCCTTTTCGTAGAAATGCGAGTAAACAGTTAAGGTAATCTGTGGGTTCTCATGGCCTAGATACTTGCTCACTGATGTTATAGGTGCTTTGATCTCATTGATGAGAAATGATGCACAGCTATGCCTGAAATCATGTATGCGTATCTCTGGCAGCGTAGGATCAATGGCCTTGGCAAGAGTGTAATAGTGTTTCTTCCGCTTCTGCAATGTGTTGTTTGGTATAGCAAATATTCCTCCGAAGATATACCAATTGTCATTAAAACCATCTGCTCTCATATAGTATTCTTTCAGCTCCAGGAGTTCCTTGCAAAGTCCCTGGCTAATAGGCAATGTTCTGTTGCTAGAAAGCGTTTTGGGGCTTGTGGCAACCTTAACTTTGTCTGTTGTATTAACACTCTTTGTTATGCTCAACGTGCGTGTAGAAGCCTTAAAATCGTTCCAGGTAAGGGCGCATATTTCACCCTTGCGAAGGCCACAAAAGAACAGGGTATCAAACAAAGTTTTATACATTTTATCTTCAATTACAGAGGAAAATGTTTTGTACTGATCTAAAGTGTAAATAGAGAAGGTTTTAGGCTTTTTCTCTACATCTTTAATGTTAGGAAACTGAAACGGCACTAGGGTATTTACGTTGTGCATCTTGGCTGCATAGCGTGTTATTCTCTTGGCTGTTGCCAGTATATCATTGAGGTATTCCACACTGAACCCCAACGCCCTGACATCAGCAATAAACTTCTGATACTGTTGGGTTGTCAGCTTATCTACCCTTATGTTGCCTATCAAACTGACCACATGATTAGCCTTTGTTTCCAGGCTCTTGTATGATTTGGCTTTCATTTGTGGTTGCTCACTTGCTAACATTTCAATGGCTACATCTTTGAACGTTATGGCAGTGCCGGTAATGTATTCACCTATGTTAGCAAGGAAATGAGCTTCAGCCTTTTGGCACTCTCTCTTGGTGGCATACTTCTTTGATTTGTACTTGCGGTATTTGCCGTTAGTATCTGTGTAATTAGCCGTAAAATAATAACTTCTACCATCTTTGGTAGGGGTATTGCTCTTGTATATCGGCATCTTATTTCACCATACTTTTAATTAAGTTATAAACGATTTCCTGCTGCGTACTATCCAGTTTACGGTACAGTGCGATGATTTCGTTGATGTTAGAATTAGAAGGCTTATAAGAGAGGGATAAATCGGTGTCAAGAAGATCGTCTAGTTCAACACCGAACACTCTACAAACTTGCATGGTATCTCTTACGTTTGGGGTTCTAACACCTTGTTCCCAGGAAGCAATAGATGTTGACGCCTTATCTAATTTGTCAGCCATTTCCTTTTGAGTCAGCCCATTTGCTTTCCTAATGTATCTGATATTCTGTGCAAAGTATTTCATGGTATAACCCTCCTAGCAAATAAATTATAACATTATTTACACAATTTGTGCAATTTATTGTTGACACTACGCAATATGCGGAGTAGAATTAGGGTGTGCTTACAAAGAGAGAAACACTAGAAGGGAGTAAAGATGGAGTTTGCAACAAAGGAAATTGTAACCAGAAGGATCAAAGCTATTAGAACATTATATGGTTATACACAGACCGATATGGCTAAAAAGCTGGGTGTTTCAATAAGAACATACAATAGATATGAGAATAGCCCATTAGATGCGCCGGTAAAAGTATATAAGCGTATTGCTGAAATCTTGGGATGCAAGGCAAGTGATTTTTTTGTGGCTGAATAGTACGCACAATGCGTAGCGATTAGGAGGAAAGATTATGAAAAGAACCATATATGGTTATCTGATGATTTTAGGTTTTCTATTAGGGGCAGCCGATGCCGATAATATGCTGGTGTTCTTAATAACCAAAGCTCTGGCATTAGCAATTCTCTGGTTCTCTTACAAGAAGGGGTTTGCTCATGGAGATAACTTATAAATCACAGGCAGAGGTAATTGAAAAGCCTTATCTGTCTATCAGTGATGTTAGGCAGCTAGTGCCAATAGGTTATCACCAGGCAAGAAGGATCATAACGGAAATCAGGGCAGAACAAGAGAGAGAAAACAAACCAACGTTTAAGACAAAGTGCTTATTAGCACCCACAGGCGAGGTTCTAAAGAAGCTGGGCTTATCAGCCACAAACATAAGAAAACAAGCGAGGGAGTGCCTATGATTAACTGCAAATGCAAAGGTTGTAAAGAACGCACACCAGATTGTCATGGTTATTGTGACAAATATGCCGAGTTCCTGGCAGCCAACGAACAGTTGAAGAAGAAACGGAAACTGGATCAAATGCTGCGTGAGAGAGAGCCTTACACCAGGGGATCAATTATGGAAAAAAGGAACAGAAAAATATGAGAGAAAAGATTATCAGTATTGAAGGCAACATTTACTTGATTAAGCATTTCAAAAACGGATGCCTAAAGTTAGTGCCTTGTGAGAACGTATCTACTGCACCGGTTGATCTTGATATGTATTCTTCTGATGAGCTACTCCAAGCCTGGTTAGACAAGGAGGAAACGGTCACAGATGATGACCCAATAATACTATCATGAACAACAAATTAGAGGGAACAAGATACGAAAACAAAGTTGCTCAAATCCTGTATGACAATGGGTATTGGGTAACGCTACTGACCGCCTCAAGGTCAGGACAACCAGCAGACATAATTGCCATCAAAGATAAGGAAGTGGCTTTGTTGGATGCGAAGCTCTGTAAAAATGACGTCTTTGAAATGTATAGAATTGAGCCTAATCAAATAAGGGCGATGACAATGCTTGAGAAACGAAGCAATCACGCAATAGCAGCATTTGTGTTGGGTATGAGTACAGGCAATTATGTTGTTTCCTGGCAGGAAATGCAGAGGCTGATGGATGACAATGTGCGGAGTTTCAACAAGAAGTATTGTGAACAGTTCATTACTCTTGAGGAGTGGTGTAAATGAAATGCTACCTAGACAACATGATTACCATAGATCAGCCAACGAAAGAGGTTGAGAAATGGATAAAGCATAATCTTACCTTTGATAACCCTGAATATATGGCAAGGCAAAGGATGGGGTTAAGCACCTGGCGAATTACACCAGAGTTAAGGTTGTACGAGCAGAGAGGGTTCAAATACATTGTGCCGTATGGCTGCTTACGAAGCCTTGCACCAATGATTAAAGGGACAACAGAGCAATTATTCAAAAGCAACGGAATTGTTGACTATGGGGCTGAAATTGAGCTGTACGATTACCAGGCTAAAGCAGTAAAGAGTATGTACGAACAGTTCTATGGAATACTCCAAGCGCCAGCCGGAAGCGGTAAAACGCAGATAGGCATAGCGTTGATAAACAAGCTGGGTAAAAAGGCATTATGGCTGACTCACACTAAAGATTTGCTAACGCAGAGTTATGACCGAGCCAAGAGATACATACCAGAGGGTTTACTTGGAACGATAACAGAGGGAAAAGTAAACATCGGCTTGGGGATCACATTTGCCACAGTTCAAACAATGGTGAACCTTGATTTGCCACAGTACAAAAACGAGTGGGATGTGATTATCGTTGATGAGTGCCACCGAGTGAGTGCATCAGCAAGTTCTCTGACAATGTTTCAAAAGGTGCTGAATAACTTATCGGCAAAGCATAAGTATGGGTTATCAGCAACGGTACACAGAGCCGATGGCTTGATAGCTTGTACGTTTGCACTGCTGGGTAACATCATTTACACCATTGATGAAGAAGAAACCAAAGACAAGATAATGCGAGTTGGCATTAAGCCGACAGAAACAGGCATATCACTGCCAGACAGTGTGTTTGGGTTTGATGGCAAGATCATTTACGCAAAAATGCTCAATTACCTAGCTGAAAACACCAAGAGAAATGAGCAGATAGTGTTAGACATAGTAGCCGAAAAGGAACACAGTTGCCTGATATTGAGTGATAGGCTGGAACATCTGAAAGAGCTGATGAGTTTGCTTCCTGGCGATATGAAAGCCAAAGCGGTATTCATTAGCGGAAAGAGTAAGGCAAAGGAAAGAGATAAGGCTATGGAAGATATGAGGGCAGGGGATATGAAATATCTATTTGCCACATACAGCCTAGCAAAAGAGGGGTTGGATATTCCACGCCTTGACCGCTTATTCCTAGTAACGCCACAAAAAGATTATGCAGTAGTAACCCAAAGCATTGGCAGAATAGCCAGAGCATTTGAGGGAAAAGATGAGCCAATAGCTTATGACTATGTAGATGATGAGCCGTATCTGGTTAAGAGTTACAAGAAACGCTGCACCACCTACCGAAAGAACAAATGCTATTGGGTATAGGAGGAAAGATGGAAATTAAGATTGGAACAAAAGTTTATTCAGTTGCCACTGGCAAGATAGAACCACTTATGAAAGCCAGCCGAGAAGCCGTTAAATACGTTTCAAAAAGGCCGGGCTTCATAGGGCTTCATAACACAGATGATGGCAATTACACACTGTGGTTATTTGATACCGTAAACAATGCCATTGGTGCTAAAAACCTAATGAAGTACAGGGGCATTGAGTGTGGCAAGAACATCTGTGAGTTTGAGATCACTGCCGAGGACACTATAGAGTTCAGAGGTGTGGCAGCCGGTAAGGACAAGGGCAAAGGCTATGAAAGAGTTTCATAAAGAACAGAATTATGAATTATACCAGGGCAATATGCTAGATATGCTTGAAGTTATTAAACCAGAGAGCATAGACAGCATAATAACCGATCCACCTTATGGCTTGACCAGCATAGTAAAACGGTTTGGCGCTGAAAATGCTGCCCCAGCTCAATACGGAAAAGACGGTTCATTTGCCAGATTAACAAAAGGTTTCATGAATCAAGAGTGGGATGGTTCAGGCATAGAATACAACGTAAATGCTTGGCGAAAATGCTATGAGGTTTTGAAACCAGGCGGTTATCTATTAGCCTTTGGTGGAACAAGAACATTTCACAGAATAGCGTGTGCCATTGAAGATGCAGGCTTTGAAATTAGAGATACGATAATGTGGCTGTATGGCAGTGGCTTTCCCAAGTCAATGAATATTGGGTTGGCTATTGATAAGAAAAATGGCATTGAAAATAAAACTGGAGTCATTAAAAAAGGGGTAGGAAACAATAATACTAATTCTCAATCTATTTATGGTTTAGAGTTTGAAGAAAGAATAGCACAAAATGAGTGGGGTGGTTGGGGTACTGCATTAAAGCCGAGTTATGAGCCGATCATTGTGGCAAGGAAACCTTTTAGCGGAAGCCTTATTGATAATGTAATTAAATACGGAGTTGGCGGATTGAATATTGATGAGTGCAAAGTTGGGGTTGAAGAAAGAACGCAATTCAGTGGGCGTGCTGTATCACAGTCAACAGTTTACAACTCATTTAATCAAAACAATGCACATTACGAAACCGTTAGCGGGCGTTTCCCAGCAAACACGATCCTAACCTATGATGACACCGATTTTGAGGAAGTGTGCGGTGGTATGCCAGACACGACAAGCCAAAAAACCAATTCTCAATTATTAGATATTAGGGGTAACAATTACAACAATTCTCATAAAAACCTAGATGTTTCATACGAAAGAGGGTACGAAGATAGCGGTTCGGCTTCCAGATACTTCTACTGTGCAAAAGCCAGTAAAAAGGATCGTGATGAGGGGTTAGAGGAGTTTGATAAACATACAGTAAATGATGGCAGAAACACTCCTATTGACAATGCGTTTCAAAGAGGGGAAACCCAAAGAAAAAACATACACCCAACAGTTAAGCCATGTGAACTTATGCAGTATCTTATACGGCTAGTAACCCCTAATGGTGGAACAATACTTGATCCCTTCAACGGTTCAGGCAGCACTGGTAAAGCTGCTATGTATGAAAACCTGGAAAATAATAAAGGGTATAAATACATAGGCATTGACTTATCAAATGAATACCTTGAAATCTCAAGGGCAAGAATAGAATACGCAATTCATAAACCAGAGATATTAAAGAAGCAGATAGAAGAAGTAAGGGGGTACGAAGAATTATCACTATTCTAAAAAAATATGAAAATCACAATAGACACTAATGATGTTGCAAGATGGGGTTATTCAGTTCCTTATTATCTGGCTTATATCAAGAAGAAGAAGGGAATTGTAACCATTGAGCAGATGAGTAAAGACCTGGGGTATTCATACTTCTCTGTAAGATCAGAGTTAGACAGTATGGCTAAACGAGGACTAATAAAAAAGCATTACGAACATAGAGAAAAAGGAGGCAGAGCCAAGTTAGTAGGCGTAGAAATTATATGAACGTATATGAAAAATTAAACCTTGCAAGATATGAGTTCTTGCACAGTGGAATTAAGAAAACCGGCAAAAACATTAAACAGGCTTATATGTACTTTCAGTTAGCAGATATCATACCAGATGCCGAGGAAGTATTCAAAAAGTACAAGCTGCTCAAGGTAGATACAATAGGCGAAAATACCTTTGTTTCCACAGTAATTAACTGTGAGCAGCCAGAAGAAAAGATAGAGTTTGTAGTGCCGTTTGCGGTGGCTGATCCTATTATCTCTAACCGCACAGGCGGTGAGGTTACAAACGTAGTGCAGAGAATTGGCTCAAGCATTACCTACACACGCAGATATTCCTGGCAGTTAGTATTAGACATTGTTGAAGCCGATCTCATTGATGGTGATGGCACTGATGACAGACCAGTTGAAGTAAAGCCTGAACCAAAAGTTGAACCAAAAGTTGAACCAAAAGAAGCATTAGTTGAAGTTCTGACAAGTGCTGATGAACCAGCTAATGAGTTCCAGATTGGGGCATTAAAGAGAATACTCAAAGAGTGTACCGAAAAGGGTTTAAGTGATCTGGCAAAGCAGGTATTAACTGATACCAACAAGTTACAGAACCTGACTAAAAACACAGCCGAGATTTTGATTAGTCAGCTTAACGAAAAGCTGAAACCAAGCGAAAACACTATCAGCATAAGCGATGATATGCTGCCGTTCTAGGAGGAACAAATATGGAGTGGTTAGAGAACAATACTGTTAAGATTGATCCACCGAAGAACCCCAAGAAAATCACTGGCACTAGATTTGGCGCAGTGCTTGGGTACAACGTGTGGAAAAGTGAGTTTAATGCCTGGTGCGAAATGACCGGCACTTACAAAGAGCCATTTATTGATAATAAGTACACGATTGCTGGTAAGACCATTGAGCCTATCATTGATGAATACTTACGCAACAGCTATTACATGAAGAACCTATACAAGCCAGAGGACATTTATTCAGCTTCTAGCGAGGAAATGCTAAAAAGGGATTTCTTCCTTGACAATGAATTGTTTGGCGGTATGTGGGATGCGTTGCTGCTGAAAGATGACAAAACTGTTGATAGCGTAGTTGAAATCAAAACCAGCTCAAGGCCGGAAGATTGGAAAGATGACATACCGATATACTACTCACTCCAGGCCAGTTTATATGCTTGGCAGTTAGGGGTAGAAAACGTAATTATCGTGTGCAGCTTTCTCAAAGACAGTGAGTATGAGCATCCTGAACATTTCAAGCCTAATGCCAGAAATACCATTGTACGCAGTTTCAAGGTGCATCAGAAGTTTCCTAACTTTGACTTACTCATAGAAAAAGCAAAGCTATGGTACAAAGATCACATCTTAACTGGCGAGTCACCAGCGTACTTAAAAGAGGACAGTGACATTATCAAAGAGTTAAAGACAAAGTACATTGATCCCAACACTGACATTGAGGAATTGATGAAAGAGTGCGTTGATCTCATGGAACAGATAGAAAAGGTGGAAGCCGAGCTGAAACCTACCCAGAAGCGATTAAAGGCACTCCAGGACACGATTAAGGCTTATGCCGTAAAACAGTTCCAACCTAACGAAAACAACGTTGTAATGGCTCTAAATGGCTACACGTTTAACACAGGGTTATCAATGAAAACCGACATTGATAAAAAGAAGTTAGAAGCAGATGGCTTACTGGAAACCTACACTGTTTCCAAGCCAGTATATACATTAAGGGTAAGTAAGAATAAGGAGGAAAAGTAATTATGCCTAATGTTATTGAATTACAGGACACCGTATATCAGCCACTTGCAGAAGGCAAGTATCTGTTCACAGTTAAAGACATTGTTTATAAGGCTGATTTCAAGAGAATTGAAATGAAGTTGGAAACCGAAAACGGAAGATTATTATGGCAAAACTTCTTCCTGGAAACCAGCGATGGTAAGCCTAACGATATTCAGTTAGCACAGTTCAGCAGATTAGCAAAGGCAGCACTCAATGACAAAAATGCCAAAAGCATTGATCCTGAAAGCCTGGCAGGGAAATCATTTAAGGCCGAAGTCACACACACTGTAAGGCCAAAAAAAGACAACCCAGCCGAAACCGTAACCTTTGTAAATCTGAAAAATTATGAGCCGGCAGAGGAAAGCAAATCAAATATTAGCGATGATGATTTAGCAGCTTTCCTGGGATAGAGGAGTAACAATGCAGACAGGAAAAATGAACACAGTTAGATATTGCAGTGCATTTATCAGCCATTGTGCAAACTACTATTTTTCCAATGAGAACCTCCTGAACCAAGCACAATTGTCTGATGCTCAATTCAACAACTATCAGTGTGTTAAAGCTGCATTGGAACACTTTGAGGCCGATGAGATAGATATGTTGAGAAACGTATTTATCTCTGGCCTCCCTCTACCAGAGGCCATGAAAGTGTTAAACACCAAAGGCGAATATGGCTGGTTTATGGTTCGTAAGTTCATTAAGATGGCTGCTACTTACCGAGGCTTAATATGAAACTACCTGATGAGATAACATCATTACCCCAATGGGTTGTAAATAAAAGGGGCGGTAAGTTGCCGTTAAACCCTATATCATTACAAGCTGCTTCTGTGAGTGACTCAAGCACCTGGAGTACGTTCCAGAACGCATTTTCAGCCCTCCAGAGTGGCGTTGCTGATTACCTAGGGTTCGTGTTCAATAGCAACGGAATTGTCGGCATAGACATTGATAAAGGCTTTGAGGACAACGGCATTATGCCTACCCCAGAAACGATGGATATTATCAACCATCTACACAGCTACACTGAAAAGAGCAAGAGTGGCAGAGGGTTTCATATCCTGGTAAAAGGCAAGTTGCCATTTAACGGAAAGAATAATAGAAACGGTATAGAGATATACCAAGCTGGGCGGTACTTCATTACCACCGGCAAGCAGATGCTGTTTGACAAGATCATATTCAACCAAGAGGGCATTGACTATGTGCTGAATACCTACTTCAAAGATGATGTTTCAAATTACACAAAAGGTAATTTCAATTCTAGGTACTATCAGTTGGAGTGGACTTATGGTGCTGATGGAATCAGCCTTGAGCCGAAATACCCACCAATACCCAATGGGTGCAGAAACCAGAGCCTAACAAGCCTGGCAGGGCAATACCACTCACAAGGTTATGAATATGATGAGATTTATGACTTGCTGATGAAAGCTAATGAAATGGCTTGTAGCCCACCTTTAGATGAGAGAGAAATCAGAAGCATCATAAGATCAGTTAGCAGATATAAGAGAGGAATATAAATGAGTTACGTTTTAACTTTTATTGCCGGCGCTATGGCTGGCATACTAGCACTATCAATGTGCATTTGTGGGAGGACTAGATGAGTGAATTAGGAAAGCCAGTAAGAACCTGGCATGAAGTGTGGTACGCTGATACCACTTGCATTAGATACAACATTACTACTAACCGTTATGAAAACGGCCAGGAATATGATGTTGTGGATGCTATCAAAACAGTAGATACCATACCTATTGAGTTCATTAAAGCTGAAGCTGACAGATTTGATTACATAGGCGATAACGCCATACCGTCAATACAACAGGCTTATTTTAACAGAGCTAGTTATTTAAGGCAGCTGATAGAAACCTGGCAGAAACATGGGAATCACTTACAGGAGGCATGTATAAATGAGGCTAATTGACGCTGACGATTTAATTATTACTATTCTTACACACGATTTGTGTGATACAGAGCAAATAGACAAAGATATCCTTGAAGCACCAACAGTAGAAGCCATACCTATTGAGTTGATATATAAAATACGCAATTTGTATTTGAAAAACGATTGTATTATATCAGCTGGTGTGTGTAATGAAATACTTAATATGTGGAAGGCAGAAAATGAGCAGAATAAAGAGAATGCTTCTCAAACTGATTAAGAAAATTAAGCACGAAAGGTTCTGTAGCCTAATTGGGTATAGATGCCCAGATTGCATATATCACGAATGGGTATGGGAAGGTACAACCTTTAGAGGAAATAATTGTAGATATGGAAGGTAAAGAAAATGGAATTAGTTGATAAGAAAGTGGCAATTGAAGCCGTTGGATTGAATACTTGGGCTGGTTCAAGAATCAGTACATTGCCAACAGTTGAAGCAATACCGATTGAGTGGATAGACGGCTATATAAAGCGAAGAGCAAATGATGTAAATATCTATGCAGAAATCCTTTTTATAAGTGATATGGTTAAGGAATGGGAGAAAGAAAAATGAGATTAATTGATGCAGATAAGTTAGAGTTAAAACACTATATCCAAAGAGTAAATGATAAGGTAATCAGATATAATGGCACACAACCTGAATATGCGAATTATGACATATTAGCGCATGACATTGCCAACGCTCCAACAGTGAAAGCAATAACGATTGAATGGATAAAGAACTATGCAAGGCACAAAGCATCAAAAGGCTTCACCGAAATCGATTGCTATTGGCAATCTTGGGAAGATGATGTGCTTGAAATGGTTGCAGATTGGGAGAAAGAAAATGAGCATAAAGAAAGCGATTGAGTTAGTAGGCATATACTATGGCAAGGCTTTAACGCTTGAGTATGTTCATAAAAAAGTGGCATGGGCTTTATACCAAGTATGGAAGATTGCTGATAAGGAGAAAGAAAATGAAAAACAGACAGTGGAATAAGTTAACAACTGAAAGATGTAAACAATTCTGTAATGAATGGTGCTGCCCTTGTAATGATGGCTCAACCGGTTGCTATGCTAATGACTTCTATGAAATGCTTTGTGATAATTCTACTCTTGCCTATATTCATAGCGGTGAAGAAGATCTGTTTGATAGACTACAGGAAGAGAGCTACAATCGAATGGTTGAGAGTTATGATGATCCGGAGATTTATGAAAGATTCTGTGAGAAGTTTGTAAAAGAATTAAGTGAGTAGTTTACAACTACTCTTTTTTGTTATATAATTATATTGTAAATAAATTGGTGGTGAAAGAAAATGATTCTTAGATTTGAAAGGACTGGTTATGCTTGCCCTGAACAGTATAGTGTATATAATGATAACAATAATCAGATCGTAGCCTATGTTCGTCTCAGGCATGGCAATTTAACTGTTGAGTGTCCAGACTGTGGCGGTGATTTGGTTTACGAGCACAAGTTTGAAAATGAATATAAAGGGTGTTTTGATGATGACGAGGAACGGTATGAATATCTAGAAGAGATGTCTAAAGCTATTGTTGAGTATTACCAGAAGAAAGAAGCTACTCCTATTGAGTTGCTAAAGAGAGAATATGAAGCAAAAGATGCTATGCTTAGTGATGAAGAGTATGAGTTAAGATTGAAAAAATGGGGAGATTTTGTGAAAAAGTTGTTGAGGTACTAAAATGAAACTTGTAGACGTAGATAAGTTTATTGATGATTTTCCTATCCGCTTGAACCATTATGATGAGAAAAACGGTAGTAAAAAATTTGTTTTAGGTATTGAGTTAGTATTAGGTAGTTTAGAATGTACACCTACAGTAGAAGCGATCTCTATTGAACAGCTATTAAGTA